CCTCTGGGGATTTCGGGAACTTTCAACTACATGCTTGTTTTCCAGGCAGAACACAACATTCTTATGCATCCTTTCCACATGTTGGGAGTTGCTGGTGTCTTCGGTGGTTCTCTGTTCTCTGCTATGCACGGATCTCTTGTCACCTCTTCTCTCGTTCGTGAGACGACAGAGAACGAGTCACAGAACTATGGATACAAGTTCGGACAAGAAGAAGAGACATACAACATCGTAGCCGCTCACGGTTACTTTGGTCGTCTGATCTTCCAATACGCTTCATTCAACAACTCACGTTCACTTCACTTCTTCCTGGCAGCATGGCCTGTCGTTGGAATCTGGTTCACCGCTCTTGGTGTTAGCACCATGGCCTTTAACCTCAACGGTTTCAACTTCAACCAGTCCATCATTGACTCTCAGGGTCGTGTACTGAACACCTGGGCTGATGTTCTGAATCGTGCTGGTCTTGGTATGGAGGTTATGCACGAGCGTAACGCTCACAACTTCCCTCTCGATTTGGCAACCGCTGAGAACACACCTGTTGCTCTCACCGCACCTGCAATCGGTTGAGTTAGTTAAAACTTAATCACTAGGGGTCTTAGGACCCCTTTTTATTTCGGAGGATATAAATGGTTTCATCTACTTTACAACAACCAATTACACAGAGAGGGTGGTTTGATGTTCTCGATGACTGGCTTAAGCGTGATCGGTTTGTTTTTGTCGGTTGGTCTGGCTTACTTTTATTTCCGACAGCTTATCTCGCTCTTGGCGGGTGGCTTACAGGGACCACCTTCGCAACTTCGTGGTACACCCATGGAATTGCGAGTTCATATCTGGAGGGGTGTAACTTTCTTACTGCTGCTGTATCTACTCCTGCTGATGCTCTCGGACATAGCCTTCTACTCCTTTGGGGTCCTGAAGCTCAGGGAGATTTCGTCCGTTGGATCCAACTTGGGGGACTCTGGACTTTCGTGGCACTTCACGGAGCCTTCAGTCTTATAGGATTCATGCTTCGTCAGTTTGAAATTGCACGTCTTGTAGGTATCCGTCCTTATAACGCAATCGCATTCTCTGGTCCTATCGCAGTATTCGTATCTGTGTTCCTGATGTATCCACTAGGACAATCCAGCTGGTTCTTTGCACCATCATTTGGTGTAGCAGCAATCTTCAGGTTCCTTCTATTCCTGCAGGGTTTCCACAACTGGACTCTCAACCCCTTCCACATGATGGGAGTTGCTGGTATCCTAGGTGGAGCACTACTCTGTGCAATTCATGGTGCTACTGTAGAAAATACTCTCTATGAAGATGGTGAACAAGCAAATACATTCAAAGGATTTGAACCCACACAAGAGGAAGAGACTTATTCGATGGTCACGGCCAATCGTTTCTGGTCTCAAATCTTTGGTATTGCTTTTAGCAATAAGCGTTGGCTTCATTTCTTTATGCTTTTTGTTCCCGTTATGGGCCTTTGGACATCTTCTATTGGGATTATTGGTCTTGCCCTTAATCTACGTGCTTACGACTTCGTAAGTCAGGAGATTCGTGCGGCAGAGGATCCAGAGTTTGAAACCTTCTACACGAAGAACATTCTTCTGAATGAAGGTCTTCGAGCTTGGATGGCTCCAGTAGATCAACCTCATGAGAACTTTGTGTTCCCTGAGGAAGTTCTTCCCAGAGGAAACGCTTTATGATATACTGGGAGGGGAGACCCTCCTTTTTTAATGATAAGTTCTGAGACACCATATAAACTTGCTGAGATCATTAGAGATACTTGGCCACAATTATATCCACTAAATAATTTTCAAAACTTAACAAATGTTATGAAGTTTACAGTTTATTCCAAAGACGGCTGCCCATATTGTACAAAAGTTCAACAGGTGTTAGAATTGGCCGAGTTACAGCATGTAATCTACAAATTGAATACTGATTTTACTAAAGAAGAATTTTATGCAGAATTTGGTGAGGGTTCTACATTCCCTCAAGTGATTGTAAATGATGAACATATTGGTGGTTGTACCGATACAGTTCAATATCTTAAGGAGCAAAACTTAGTTTAATGGAAACTAATTTTCACGAAGTTTATAACGATGTTGAAAAGGCAATTGATTATGCATTTCAGGGAAAATTTGTATTGAAATTTTATGATTACCTTAAGGTAAAAGGTGCTCGAAAGTTTGAAGTCGAAGAGTTTATTGAAAGTCCTACAGCTTCAAACATCAGTAATGTAGTAATGGATCTTGATGATTATCTTGAAGGAGGTGCTGATGAGATTCATAAACAACTTCGTGAAGCCTATGGTCACATCCCTAAACCAGAGGCACGAAAAATAAGAAACTATTTGTATGGCATCCTTGAAGATGCCTGGAAGTATAATCATGACAAAAGAAAGGGGAGACGCAAAAAGGAAACTAAATAACTCTGAACCCGAGATCAATCGGGGTGTGGAATTATTGTTAAGAAAACGGAGGAGGAAATCTGAAGAACCAAAGACATTCCAAATGAGATTTGGTAAAATGATTTCTCTCTTTCGACGAGAGATACACCTATTATTCGAATTTCATTTGGACATTCGGAAAAAGTAACTCTCGGAGAAAGCAAAATGTTAGCAGTAACACTCACCATCGGCACTCTTGTTTCAGTGATGTTCTTTTTTGTTGGTGGAGTAATAGGATGGATGGCCAAGCAACATTTTTATGAGAGCTCATATCCCTCTTATACCCATCCAGAAATGTTTGATCAAAATGGGAATATAATTCCTGACGAAATTTTAGCAGTGAGATTTGAAAATGACTACGAATACGACGACGAAGAAGACGACGAGTAGAACTAGTAAAACACCAGCAAAAACTACTTCTCAAACCAAAGAAACTAAGAAACTTCCTCCTAATCCTTTTATGAATGAGATTCTGGATCTCGTTCACGAACAAGAAACAGAAGAGGATAAAATTAAAATGCTTCAGCAGTATAAAAATGATGCTCTGAAGACTCTGTTGATTTGGAACTTTGATGAAAGTATTATTTCCCTTCTCCCTAGTGGTGAAGTTCCCTATCAACCAAACGAAAGTCCTCTGGGAGTAGATCATTCTTCTCTTCGTAGAGACTATAAGAATCTCTATAACTTTGTGAAAGGTGGTAACGATTCTCTTTCCAAGATTCGTAGAGAAGCAATTTTCATTCAGATTCTTGAATCTCTTCATCCAAATGAGGCTGAAGTTTTAATTCTTGTGAAGGATAAGAACCTAGAAGATAAATACGATATCTCATTCGATATTGTGCAAAAAGCATATCCTGATATTGTGTGGGGCAATCGTTCGTGAGTGTAGTTGCGGAGAGAAAAATGGCAGAATCTAAAAAAGAAAAATCAAGATATCTGCCTCATGAGTATGGATGTGAGATTCTCTTTGAAAGAGCAACGATGGTTCAAGCAAAAGATTCATCACTTCCAAATGATGCATATCTTATTTGGTATAATGTGGATGGTGAAACTTTCTTAGATGTAACTCGTTGCAGAAAGAGAGTCGATTTATTTGATTTCTATTATGATAAGTATGGTCCAGGATCAGTTGTTAAGATTGATTTTGGATACGGAAGAGTAAACCCAAAACTGTGGGGATATAAAGCACCAGAAAAAAAGAAAAAGAGATGAGTGAAGGATTTAGTGAAGAAAAGATTGAAGTATCAATCAATAAAGATGAAGTAAGGAGTCTTCTTAAAAAATATAAGAAGATTAAAAAATACATGAGGTCTCCTCTGTTTACTGTCAAAAAATTAGATGGAACTGAGAAGATTGTCAGTGATCTTTTGAGGGACCCTGAGGATGGGTAAGCATTATCTTTTAAATCTTTATGGATGTTCTTTCGATCTTTTGAACGATGAAAAATATCTTATTGACTTATTAGAAAATGCTGCTGTTGCTAGTGGTGCTACTGTGGTTCAAACTATCTCTAAAAAGTTTGAACCACAGGGAGTCACTGTGATTTGTTTATTGTCTGAGAGTCATATCAGTATTCACACTTGGCCTGAAGAAGGTAAGGCTGCAGCTGATGTGTATACTTGTGGAGATTGTAATCCAAAGATTGGTTGTGATATCATCATACAACAACTTTCTGCTCAGAATCATACTCTGAGTTATATCGAGCGTTAACTAAATACACTATATCTGGAGAAGTATATGCTCTCTACTCAATATCGTTTACGCCTTGAAGCAATCTGTGAGAGAATTGTAAAAGGTGAATCCGTAGAGTTGAGTGAAATGATTTGGGCTGAAAAACTGGCCAAATCAAATCGTTCTGCCGCTACTATCTTAAGACAATCAAGAAGACGTGCTGCAAATCCAGAGATGACTGAAGATAGTCTTGATGGATTTATGAATGCTTTGGATTTGGGAGATCCTGATCCTTCAAATCACCGTACAGGATTTAGTGGTGCTGATGATATTATTGATTTCTTCACTGGAGATAAACCAGAAGACTGGAGACAAAGAGACTAAAATAGTATCAAAAAATACAAAAAATAATTTCTATATAAATCACGTTCATCCTAAGGGACGGAAGTAGGGAAACCGAAGGAACGCACTTTACACTCAGTAAAGGAGCAAACCTAATGTCTAAAGTCGTATATCGTGGTGTAGAATACGATACTCAAAAGCGTCTTGAGTATCAACAGCAAATGATGCAACAACCCCAACAGTATAACGAAACCTATCGTGGTGTTAAGTTTACTAAGGAGGGTCACAAATGAAAAAACTTAATGTACTTCAACTCATCAAAGAGCAGAAACAAAAAGAAGATCGTCGTCGCAAGGCATCTCTTGCATCTCTGTTAGCATCAAAATAATTTAGAGAGGGGACTTGACTCCCCTCTTTTTTTTGCTTATAATTACCTTTGTGGAGGTTCATAAGATGGATAAAGAAAAACTAAAACTAATCATAAGGAATCTGGAATCTCTTGTTGATTGCCTTAAATCAGAAATTTATTCTGATACTGATTCCTACCTAAATTATGAGGAGGTTGCTCCTCACCTTGCCGACTACGATGAAATCTTTGAGGACGATGATTATGACTATGACGATGGTGTGACTAATCATATAAATAAGTCGTACAGATTAGTCAACGATGATGATGGAGATGGATTATAAGATACTTGATGAGTATCCTCACTATAAAATATATCCAGATGGAAAAGTTTATTCCATCAAACTTAAAAAATATATTAGTGGACATAAAAACAAGAGAGGATATTATGCTTTTACTTTGTATAACTTAGAAGGAAAAAGAAAGCATAAAGGATTGCATCAACTTCTTGCTATGGCATTTATTCCAAATCCAAAAAATTATGAAATAGTTAGACATTTAGATGACAATAAAGAAAATAACTCTTTGTCTAATCTAAAGTGGGGAACAATAAAGGAAAACATAGAAGATGCTATCAGAAATAATGTCTTCAAAATTCCAGATAACTCCAGAAAATGGTTGGTTAAAGTTCCTAATGGTGATACAATAGAGGTGGATAATCTTTCTAGGTTTTGTTTTCATCATAATCTAAGTAAACAAAACTTACATAAAACATATGTTGGTGATAGAAATCATCATAAAAACTATCAATTATTGAGAATGTTATGAACGAAAACGTAGAATTTGAGTTTATGAAACCAGAAGTAAAACTCATTAGCGTTACTCCAGATGCAGAAAAGCATATGGCATACTGTGCACGAGTGAGTAATCCTGCTAATCAGGAGAATGAAAAGTTCTCTGGACTGCTCAAGTATTGTATTCAACATCAACACTGGAGCATCTTTGAGCAAGCAACGATGACCGTAGAGATCAATACTACTCGTGGAATCGCTGCTCAGATTTTGCGTCACAGATCCTTCACATATCAAGAATTTTCACAACGATATGCTGATGCAAGTCTTCTGGGAAAAACAATTCCTCTTCCAGAACTTCGTCGTCAAGATACAAAGAATCGTCAAAATTCAATTGATGACATTCCTGACTATCTGAGACTGACTTTGACAGAAGATATTCGTATTCATTTTGAAAGTGGTCTGAGACTCTACAATCGTCTTCTCGAGAAAGGTGTGGCAAAGGAGTGTGCGAGGTTTGTACTTCCTCTTGCAACCCCTACACGACTCTATATGACCGGTTCTGTAAGGTCATGGATCCATTATATTGATCTTCGTTCTGCACATGGTACACAGAAGGAACATATGGAGATTGCAGAATTGATTCGTTGCATCTTTACGTGTCAGTTTCCTGCCGTATCTGAAGCACTTGGTTGGACTCGTGAGGGTTGTACTGAGTGTGTGGACGCACCTTCTATCACCATCGAATAAATATCCCTATACATTATTCTTAACAATGCCAGTATATCCAGTTAAAAATCTAAAGACAGGTGATACACAAGAACTTGTCATGTCAGTTGCTGACTATGAACAATGGAGAAAAGACAATCCAGATTGGGACAAAGATTGGTCTCAGGGATGTGCTGGAGTCGGTGAGGTAGGTGAGTGGCAAGAAAAACTTGTCAAGAAAAATCCAGGATGGAATGAAGTTCTTCGTAAAGCTTCAAAAATGCCTGGTGCAACAGTAAAACCATTTAGTTGATTTATGGCACGTAAAAGAGCACCGAACCCTGTACCTTTTGGAATGAGTAATAGACAGATGAAACGAAAGAAGCCAATCAATCTTGATATCATGAAGACGATTGAGCCTTTGACTGATAATCAAGAGGCTCTCTTCAAACAATATAAACTTCAACAGAATGTTGTAGCTTACGGTGCTGCTGGTACTGGTAAGACGTTTATTACACTCTATAATGCTCTACGTGATGTTCTTGATGATAAGACTCCTTATGAGAAAATCTATCTTGTCCGTTCTCTTGTAGCTACTCGTGAGATTGGATTCTTACCTGGGGACCATGAGGACAAATCAAGTCTTTATCAGATTCCTTATAAGAACATGGTCAAGTACATGTTCGAAATGCCTGATGATTCTGCATTTGAGATGCTCTATGGTAATCTTAAGACCCAAGGTACAATTAGTTTTTGGAGTACTTCTTTCATTCGTGGAACTACTTTAGATAATGCGATCATTATTGTAGATGAGTTCCAAAACTTGAACTTCCATGAACTTGATAGTATCATCACTCGTGTGGGTGAGAACTCTAAGATTATGTTCTGTGGTGATGCCACTCAGTCAGACCTTGTAAAAACAAATGAACGTAATGGTATTATTGACTTTATGAGAATTCTGAGAGTGATGCCTTCGATGTCCATGATTGAGTTTGGTGTGGAGGATATTGTTCGTTCTGGTCTGTGTAAAGAATACCTTGTTGCTAAAATGGAATTGAATCTCTGATGTTTAATCATGTTGAATTGAATCTTCCTTCTCTTGAGAGGGAAATGATTGATGGTGTTCGTTATTATAAAGTAGGTGATAAAGATGAACTACAAAAGTTTGTCTCTATCACCTCAGTAATCAGTCACTTTAACAAAGAAAAGTTTGCTTCTTGGCGTAAAAGAGTTGGTGATGAGGAAGCAGACCGCATTACTCGTAAAGCAACAAGTCGTGGAACAGATACTCACACTCTAATCGAACAGTATCTGAAGAACATGGACTTGAACTCTGATGTTCTTCCTATTTCAGAACATCTCTTTCAAGTTGCAGTTCCTGCTCTTAAACGTATAAATAACATCTATACCCTTGAAGGTTCTCTCTATAGTCAATACTTAGGTGTTGCTGGTACTGTCGATTGTATCGCAGAGTTTGATGGAGAACTTTCAATCATCGATTTTAAAACTTCCAAACAACCAAAACCTAGAGATTGGATTGATGGATACTTCGTTCAGTGTTGTGCATATGCATGTATGCTTCATGAACTTACAGGACTGTCTGTAAAGAAGTTTGTGATTATTATGACTTGTGAGAACGGAGAAGTAGAAGTTTACGAAGAATACGACAAAGCAAAATACATCAGACTGCTTACACAATACATCAAGAAATTTGTTAACGATAAACTCGAACAAGTTTCTTGACTTTATATTTTTATGTGTTAGAATGAACAAAAGTTGAGGAAAAAGATTGTACATCACTGTGTTAGGTCAAATGGAGAATGAATTAGAAAAAGCACTAGAGAATAAGTTTTTCTGTCCATCTCGATTTGCCCAAGAGATCGAGAATCTCGTACAACATAATGAGGATATGAGTTATATTGATGCTATCGTTCACTTCTGTGAGAAGAATAGCATCGATGTTGAATCTGTTCCGAAACTTATTTCAAAACCACTAAAGGAAAAGATTAAGTATGAGGCTATGGAGTTGAACTTCCTCAAGAAGACCTCCCGTGCCAGATTGGTTTTTTAATTCCATTTTAGGGGGGAAAATTTTCCCGGTAAAAATCCTTATATTACTTTTTTTTTGAATGGTGCCTTTTGATACTTATAAGACTTATATTGCCTTGAAGAATCACTTTACGAAAGATTCTTATGATTATCACAAGTATCAAGGTAAGAGTCGTGCATCTCTTCAGTCCTTTTATAAGAGGAAGGATCGTTATTGGTTCGAAAAACTATCACGTCAGAAAGAAGACAAAGAAGTGATAGATTTTTTCGTAGCAAACTTTGTAAGTTGTACTGATCCTCAAAATGCTTGGATTGGGGATATGATTAAGGAAGGGGAATCAAGATACAAGTCCTGGCAAAAAAGAATACAATCTTTATCCTACTTGTTTAGGGAAGAGTCTCAACAATTATTCGAAAATAAATTTGAAGAAGTCTTTGACTGCTCAAAGGGACATCCACTTATTTTAAAAAGTTTTTTGAGTGGTAGTGTCAGTTTAGAAACACTAGTCATATACGATAAAATCTTCCTATTTGGAAAAAATTTTGATAAAAAACTAAAAGATCCTGTGTGGGAAACCGTCAGTCTAAAAATGAAAAAATATTCTCCGTTCCTACATATAGATGTATTCCATTACAAGAAAATACTCAAGCAGATTGTTGGAGGAACATGAGTTTTTTTGATTCTGAAGTCGTCCGTGCTGAGATGGCTGAAATATCTGATCTTCAGGAAGATGTATACAGAAATGTATTTGAGTTTCCTCGAATGAACAAAGAGGAAAAAATGTTTCATGTTTCTCTTTTGGAGAAATTGTTGAATAAACAACAGATTCTTTATACTCGTTTAAAACTTTCCGATGATCCTGAGGCAATCAAGATGAAGGAAAGAATTAAAGAATCTGCTCAAATGATGGGTCTTCCTCCTAATGTTGATATGAGTGTCATTTTTAACAACATGACACAACTGCTGGAGACCATGAAAGAACGTATTGACAAGACGGGCACGGACCTGTAAACTGATGGGGTACACACAGGCCAAATACAAAAAATCCGAGGTATACAAATGTCTTTTGAAAATCTGAAAAAGCAATCCAAACTTGGTTCTCTCACTGAGAAACTGGTGAAGGAAGTAGAGAAAATGAACACTGGTTCCAGTGGTGGTGCTGACGAACGTTTCTGGAAACCAGAAATGGATAAGACTGGTGTTGGTTCTGCCATTATCCGTTTTCTTCCTGCACCTGAAGGTGAAGAACTTCCCTGGGT